AGACATCAAATTTGATACCCACCATATCGAAGGCGCGAATAACTTGGCCCACCAATTCTCTGCGGTGTGTCACCCAATAAGCCGACATTCCTTTGTCCTGACAGGTCTTTATCATCTTGGCCGTTAACAAGGTTTTGCCCCCGCCCGTGGCTAATTGGGCCAGTATCGCCTTCTTACCCAACACCATCTGCTCCCTAATATCCGAAATAAGTTTTTCTTGGTAAGGGCGTAAGTTCATCTAGTTCCTTGACAAGCTAAATTGACGTTAAACCTTACAAAACCGCTTTTATTATGGGAGATGGACTTTTGCAAGGTTCTCCGGTTTCTGCATGAACCCACTTAACCCTTCCCAACGAACTTAACTCGGCTCCCGCTTCCAAAAGAAGCGTTATATAAAGTTGGGCTGGCAAAACCAATACGCTTTTCTTGCCCATCGCCTTTTCAGCTATCGCTTTTCGCACAAAAGCCGTTGGTCCTCTGCCGTCTACGCCATCATCTCTGTGAAATGGAGGATTCACATAGTTGCTCAAGCCCCACGGTACTTCTAGCCCATTAAATCCTTCCGGCACCGGATAGGGGCACGGATCAAAATCGAAGTGGTACTTGTTATTCAACTCATTTAAAAGGCTCGGTGGCGTAAGCCAATACTTTTCACGAACAATCGCTTTTCCTTGTCTCAAACCGCCCTCCTTATCAAGCCCTCTTATCGTTTAACGCCTCGATAAAGAAATTCGTAAGGCGTACTTAAAAACGTTCCATCCGCACCGCTGGCAATAAATATAAACTTTTTTTGAATTTGGATAATTTGGATCATCTATTTCGTGCCTCTTGAATTTACAAATAATCCACTTCCAGGAGTTTAACCATTTCACATTCCACTTCATCTCCCCTCCCCTCGTTTCTCAGTGGGCTTGGCCGGAGCTTGAGTATCCGGCTGGCCTTGAGTTGGGTTATGAACCCAGGCAAAAATGCCCCCTGTACCGTTAGGCCAACGCTTAGAGCTGGCGAATCCGGCACTTTCGTCCGGCTTTCGTTTTTCCACTCCCACGCTAGTTATGCCCCGCGTGTCCTTCCACGCCGCAAGCCCACTCAAAAACGATGCCTTCAAAAATCACGGGTGGGATGGCGTTAAGAGTTGCGGAACTCAAAAAATTCAGGCCCAGCCCCCGGACTGTTTGTCCTTTTGAACCGGATTGATTACCTGGATTTCCGCCGCCTTCCGCTTTGCTTTATCCCACCCATCATCCTTGACAACAATCATTACTACGGAGTCTCAGCAGAGCAATCTAAGCAAAACAAGCCTACACTTGAACACATAACTATGGTCGTACCTTCTCCTTCTCCGCTATGTCGCTCAAGCGAGTGACCGCAACCGCATTTTTGCGGGTCATTCATTTCAACATTTTCTATCGCGTGTTCTTCTGGCCAATCCTGCGCCTTGGCCTCGCTCACTTCGATTAGCTGCAAAAATCGCCTTGCCGTATCAAAGGCAGTCTTTTTGAAAGTCGGAGGATAAATATTTTCTCCGTAAAATTCCTCTATAAGCCATCCGCTATCGTTTTGTGTTATCTTATAAACCCTTTCCATGCCACCCCCTTAGTAATAGGCCTTGTCACGGAACCTTAAATCCAACACTTCCTGCGCCATCCTTTTAGCTGCTATTTCGCAATACTTTTCCTCGATTTCGATTCCAATAGCTTTGCGCCCTAAGTCTTTTGCTGCCCTTAACGTGGTTCCCGATCCCATGAACGGGTCTAGAATGGTTTCGCCTTCGTTGCTAAATTGAGTAATTAGTTCGGAAAAAAGACGTAAAGGCTTTTGGGTTGGATGTTGCTTATGTCCCGCTTCCACTTGATGCCGCCATATCCCCGCTTTCCCACCTCCATTCCATTTCATCCGTCCATTACGACAATTCAAAATGGCGATGCCTTCTCCACCTTGAGCTGGTCGATCTCCGCTTATTTGAGGCGTATTCGTAATTCTGTCCCATATTCCACCCCTGATATAATTTTCGGGTGCTGCTTTTTGGTATTTGCCCAACATTTCCAAAGAACAAAAACAAATAATCCAGCCCCGACACATTGATTTTAAAAGAAATACTGTACCTTCAATATCGTCCAATGCTTCAAATTAATGCCCATGTTCTTCTTTTCTGCTTGGATAAACCTTTCTGGCATTGTAAAAGCCCCCTGATGAGTAAAATCATCATAGGGTGGGTCTGTTAAAACATGATCCACTTCGGGAATGTCGGTCAACATAAGTCTCCAATCCCCGTGGTAAATCGTAACCCAGTCATCTTGGTAATAAGGCTTCAAACCACCCTCCGTATCAACGGCTGTTATCGTTATATCGGCAACTCTTGCTCGGCTGGTTCTGGTGTCTCGCCCATATCTTCTGGCGCAAGTTCAACCACCAGCTTTTTTGGTTCTGCCTTTACGTCTATAACCTTTTCCAAGTTCTTTGGAACCGTCACTGGTTCCACTGGTTCCTTGTCGGGTAAGTCGTATAGTTCGTCGTCCCGGTGAATCACCTGTTCAAGGTCGGTGGACATTGGAAGTCGCTTACTGAGCCGTCTGATGGCCGTCTTACGCCACATTTCATCCTCAAACGGCCCATTCCAAGGGGTGAATTTTTTATCCTTTGAAATCGCCTTCACTGAGTTCACCTGCTGAGTAGTCATCACTTCGACGTAGACAGCCTTATCCTTTGTCTTGGCCAGGGCGTATACCCCGATCTTGTCGCCACGATCACCAAATAGAAGGGGTTCATGCTCCAAATGTTCGCCGTCTCCATCCGTCCAGTACCGGAATTTGTCGTTTTTATAAATTACGTTGGAGGCTATGGAGGCCAGTTCCCCTGAGTTACGGACTTTCTTGAGTATTCCGCCAACCATGGGGTTGTATTTGGCCAAACCCTTGAAAGACATGATGGTTGCTTCACGTCCGTCACAGAGAAGGCCATCCGAGGCACATTTTAAAAGTTCCTGGTATAGGGAGCGCCGGTCAAGTTCCAACAAGGAAGGCGTATTCTGGATAGCGTTCATAGCCACTCGCGTAAATCTCTCAGCCGACACATGCGCCGGTAAACACTCCTTGAATTTCGGCTCCATCGACTGAATCGACTTGCAGACTTCTTCCATAGGCGTGATGGCTGTGGTCATTTCGGCTCCTTTTTCCAACTGATCTTGAAATTCCTATACGCTTCCCGGTGGTAGGCAATCTCTGCGGGAGCTACCATCCCAGCCGTAATCGTGAATCCCTCCCCGAATACTTTTTCCGCTTCTCCGATTTTCAACAGCAGTTTCGCCTTAATGATTTCCTTTTCGGTTTTAGCCTTCTTCTCCATTTCGGAGTAGTGCTTGTACCATGCTGTCATTTCTTCGTAGTCCTTGTCAGTGGATTCTTTCACCGATAGAACCTGCCCTGGCTCGGCGTAGTTATACAGTTCTGCTATGAATTTCGAATCCCTTTGGAAATCAGGTTGCGGCTCGATATTCTCATAGAGCGACTTCTTGAACTCTTGGACTTCTTGGATAATCCTATCCATGACTTTTTTATCAGGAGTGCGTTTAATGAGGACTTTCTTGTTTCCGCCGATCAAGGCCCCGATGTAGGCGTAGGTGCGGCCACTGACCAATAACTGAGTTTGAACCTGTAGTTCGATATGCGGCGGGGCCTCAACGTTATCGCCATCAACTATCCAGCCTTCTTTGTAGGCCAGGGAATCGACGTTCTTGACTTCTAATAGCCCGTAACCGTCCTTCTCGTTCAAGGAATAATCAAAACTAGCCGCTATCCCAAGGCTTGGAATTCTGATGTATTCATCCATGCGCCGAATAGTCCAGCCCTCATCCTTGGCGATCTTGGCGGCAATGGCATCTTGAAGGGCAAGGCCCCAAGCTGATCTTTCGTTGCCCACATTAGAAACGATAGTTTTGGAACGCTTGCGGTGAAACAATTCGTACTTGGTGACGTAAGGGGATAGGCCAAATAAGGCAGGGACATCGGTGGAAGTAACGTCATCTAAACGTAGTTTCAACCACGCTTCTTCGGATTCTGGATGGAAGATTTCTCGGACTAACTCAGCAGTAGCCATGATAGTGGCTCCTAATTTTTATTTGAAACTGTTGACCAGCTTACGGATCAGAAACCGAATAAATGCCGAAAATGTTTCGTGTTCGCTCTTTTTTTGAGCGTTCTTGAGGACGGATAATTCTTCCTCAGAAATACGAATCTTCAACCATTTATTTTTCATGGGCACATTGTAGGTCAAATGTAGGCTAGTGTCAAGGATTATTTTTGAAAGGAGGGGGTACGCCGGTATTGGGGCCAGCGTACCCTGAGAAGCGGAGGTTAGTTAGACAGGATTCAACAAAGCAAATTGGCCAAAGACTTCTTTGGCTTTATCGTTATAAACTTTAGCCGCTTCGGCTTCATCGTGATAATTCCCAAGATTCAATTTTCTTTTATTAAAGAAAATAGAAGCTCTCCAAGCCTTGGCGTATTTATCCCAATTAACACCTTTATATTTTGAAACGCCTCTTGTTTTAGCTTGGTTCATCGAATTTTTGCTTTTGGTACAAATTCGTAAATTTGAACGTCTATTATCCAAGCTATCACGATTTATGTGGTCTATAACTTGATCTTTAGAGGGGTTCATTATTAACCTATGCATGAACATTCCCTTGCTGCGACCCGCATAAAACTTAACAGTGTTTGTGCTTCTGGTTTGATAGGCGCACCAACTAAACCTCGAAAGCCATCCAAAATCATTGTCATCCACGATTGCGAATTTCCCTCGAGTTAATGGAATACGCTTCACAAACGATGCACCAGAATATCAGGCAGGATGTCGGCAGGGAAAGCCACGTTAATCATCAGCTTGGCATCCCCACGGTTAATGGAATTCCACGCGGCAGAGAAGGCCACTTCTGGTAGGGTATCGTCCAGTTTAGGTAATCCCACCATCAGGCCGTAATCAAGCGAAATAGCCGATTGCCCATTGGAATTCACCCACATACCGATGTCAGCGGCCACGAATCCCCCCACGAAGAAATAAGGACTCACGACCACATGGGACTGATCCGCTGGCAGCACATTGGCAAGCCCAATGGATTCAGCCAACACAAGGCCGTAATTGGAAGGCGTTGAAGGGGCGAACTCAATGGCCCCAATCGGAGCCAGCACCCAATCAATCTCACCCCCAGGTGGAACCTGGATGGGAGAAGTAAGCCAACCGGCGTTCACGACCGGGGCCAACAACATCAGCACAGCGAAAAGAAGTTTTTTCACTTGGAACCTCCAAAGTAATTTAATCCGGCCCTCAACAGAATCCCAACGCCCACCGATACTCCCGGAGGAATATGCGGTTGATACGCATTGAACAATTCCATTGCCACGCCTAAAGCGGTGGCGATGTCCTTCTGGTTCTCGTTGTCTTTATACCACGGAACCGGCGTATTGATCGGCGTGGGCGCTGGCGTTACCGGCGCTGATACTGATACTGGATCGGCCATAAGTCCTCCTTAAAATTTGGGTGGCAGCCAGCCAGACCGCCACCCTAGTTAACCTACTGTCTCTACTCACTCTGCCTACCCTTCGCAGGGTATGGCTTAGTCGTTACCAGAAGTCGAATCATCAGAAGTGGTTTTCTTTGGAAGCCCGTTGTTAATCCAGTCCTGGTATTCGCCCACATAGAACTTGATGGTTTCCACTTCCTTGGAGTAAACAGGTTCGGTGACTTTTCCACAATAAAGCAAAACCACATCAGCCTGTTCCAAACAAGCCTTTTTATCACCCAGGAATTGCAACGTTCCGGAATCGAAATGGTATGCGCCCCAATGCCCTTCCGTCAATTCTCCACCCATCAGTTTGCGGAGAACGTCCAGGGCATACCATGCCTTCTGAATGGCCAACGGTGCCGCATCCACGGCATCTTGGTACTGCCCATTGTTCTTGAGGTCTTGGGCCTTGTGGATGGCATCCTTCAATGCCTTGGTCCAGACCATATGGTCAGTGATGGCCACAATCGCAGTTCCTTTATCAACCGGAACCACAGTGGGCGTAGCTTCCTGGGCATGAACCTTGAAACATCCAAAAATCAACAGCATAGCAACAGCTAAAATCTTTTTCATTTCCTTCCCTCCTTGTATTTCTGGTACTTCCAATAGCCTTGGAAAACGGTATTGAAGTATTCCAGCCCGTTCAGTCTGTCAGCCCTGATACGTGAAGCGCCCCAATTATAGGCCATAGTGGCCTTCATGTAATCACCTTTAAAAGAGTCCAAAAGCACACGGAAATATGAGCATCCCAGGCGGATACAGATTTCAGGGTTCATCCTCAGGAACGTCGGCGTGACCTTAATCTTGAGCTTCAGGCGGTCCGCCTCCTGCTGGGCGGTCTTGACCATCATGGAGGTGACGCCCCAGCTGCCGCAGTTGTCCGTGGTGTCCGTGTGCCAGTGCGTCTCGCCCTTCCCGAAGAGGTTCATCATCCACTCTTCGTTGAGGTCGTACTTGTGGCCGAACTTGGGGTCGTTTTCCTTGGAGTACTTGCAGACCCACCGGGCGTATTCTTCGGAACTTTCCTCTGTGAGGGTGGTGTTGTGATGGTCGTTTTCATTAAAGTCTTTCATGATCCAAGCGACCATTGGATGGTGCGGCACAGCCCCAACAAAAGATGGGAGTGAAATCAAAATGAGGCTTAGAATCAGGCGGGAGAAGATGATCCAACCGCCGCATTGTTTTGGAGGTTCAACTGGAATGTCTGTTTGCCAAGCTTCTCGATCATAATATTTTTGGCCAGTAGGCTACGGCCTGGGGCCGTTTCTATGGATGGCTCTTGTTCCCCTGTGGCCTGGTTTTCTCTCAAAAGAACCCTGTCCAGGCCCGTCAAAAAGCAATCTAGCGTGTCCTTTAGCCATGCCCCCGCATGGAACAGAATGTCCTCCGAAACCGAACCATCGGCAAGTTTTGCGTGGTGGATTCTGTAGGCCCAAACTATTTCAATTTGAGGATCAGGAGTCGTTCCTGCCTGTGGCCAAATGGCGTTGATGACCCATTGCATTGAGAGATTTTTAATCTTCGGGGAATTGTGTACATACGTTAAATGCGGCGAGGGTTCAAAGTTGACTTCGTACTGTCCGGGCTGTACATCCCCGGTGTCCATGAATTGAAGTAGGGTTCCATCGGGGAGGACACCCGAACTGAAATATCCCTTCTTGGTAGGCCCTTGGATTTTCTGATCGCGGGTGATGGTGAGGGTATTCATTGTATTCCCAACTTGCCTTTTATTTTTCCTATATCCGTAGACATACTAACCATAATGTCATACTGTTTTTCTAAATGATTATTTATTGCAATGAATTTATTCGTGTCATCGGATTTATGATCTTCTAGAGCCTTGTCCCATGCGGCGTCTACCGCAACCGAAATCTTTTTCTTTTTTCTTTGGGATAAAATGTACGAAACAATCGCCGCGAGAACCCCGCCACTTCCAAGCGCCCCTATCACCCAATGCCAGACAGTCAATACGATCTGGTCGCTGGTCGCAACATGTTCGATCATTCGGTTTATACCCCCATAATTAAGATTAGCGCCTTCGTGAATTTATGTCCACAATTTTTATATGACATTTAATGAGCCTTTATAACGGATTCAAATGTTCCGGCAATGCCCTGATGCCCACTGTACTTTGGGTGATAGCGGTCATTCATGTCCGTTGTCGTATTCAAAGATAACCTGTCATCCACGAAATAAACCGGCAGACCGTCACCATTAAAAAGGTTCGCATTGGCTTGGGCATCTGCGTTATAGGCGGCAGTATCGGTGGAATTCTGGTCATTCTGCTCCCTTATTACACCGCTCCAAAAAAGCTTTGGGCCAAGGCCTGTCGAAGGCCCCGGCACAGTTCCTACGCCTAATGTGCTTACGATATTTCCTGCGCCCGTTGAGGAAGTGACTGTTAGAAGAACTGTATGAGTACCGCTTGAGACAGAAGTTATCCTTACTATTCCCACTCCTTGAGTCCCACCCAAAAGCGTAGCAATGGCAGGAGAAGTAAAGCAATTAATGGTTGTCGGTGCGCCGCCATCTAGTTTGTAGGAAAATACTCCCCCATTTCCGTCCATTACTCGATACCAAAGATAAATGTTCCCGCCAGTGGTTGTTATGGGCATGGAAAGCGTTGACCCATTGGTCGTAGACTGAATCCCTATGTTCGTCTGATAAGTGTTGTCGTTAGTCCAAGTACCTGTTTGGATGACTGATGAATTTTGGCCAAAGGTTTTACACTTCTTTGTAACGGTCAGCCAAGCAATTTCGCCTTGCGAACAAAGGTTGTAAACGGCCTCGTAAGTACCAGCCCCCTTTTGAGCCGCATCATTAGTTCCGATCATGCCGGTATAAATGATTCCGGTTTCCGTAGGATTTTCATTTGGGTAAATTTGAGAATCACCCATATCAGCGGCCATCTCAGAGCCAGTTCCATAATTGGTCAACGTGTAACCCATGTCTGTTGAAATCAGATAGACGTAACCATTTGTGGTGGGACTTGCGCCGTTGCAACAGAGAGACGTTATGGAGTCGCCAAAGGAATGGTAAGTTGTTATGGGAATCGGTGAATAATAATTCCAACCGCTGTTTTGTGCCTGTTGTACAGTTATCAGCACAAACGAAATTATAAAAATAATTCTTTTTTTCACCTTACTCGGATAATCCGAAAACAGTATCTAGCATTGGTGCCGTTGCATTGTGTGTCATCCTGTGGTCTTATAACGTCCGTGGCTACCAAATGCTTGGTACAGGATGCTCCGGCGTCACCACCAGCCAAATTGATGACCTGTTCCGAGAGCAGAACTCCTGCTCCCTGGCTAAGTATAGAAGTGCTATTTACGCCGTTTCTAGTGACACCGAGGGAAGCTCCCAAAATAGAACTATTGTCGATCATATCCATACAGTAGTCGCCATCAGCAAGGATTGAAACGGAATCGCCATTGGTAGCGCTTTGAAGTAATGTCATGGAACCCGAACCTGTGTTAATGACAACGGTTGAGTATTTCCTAGTCGCTGTTCCTGATGACCCATGGCCGTTAGGAGTCCCAATCCATATTTCTCCGAGAGTGGCTACGGTAGGCGTAGGCGTTGGAGTGAAGGTTGGGGTATTGGTAGGAGTATTAGTCGGAGTATTTGTAACCGTGGGCGTATTAGTGTTCAACGGACTATTGATGATGATGCTACCCTGAATAGGAGCCGTGGAAGATAGAAGTCCGAAAGCGCCAAGAAAGGCCAGCAGGATTGAAACTTTGAAGATGGACTTTTTCATGGTTGGCCTCACTGTGCCAAGTAATAAATTCGGCCAGTAATGCTGACAGCCGAACTAGAGTTTAGGATAAGCCCTTGAGATGAAGAAGTTTCCCACCAAGGATTTGAAGTCTCGTCTAAAGTTAAAGAACTGCCGCCTCCAAAAGTAGTGGTATTGAAAACCGTAACGGGTGTTCCAGAAGTGTCGTAAATGGTCAGGTTCGTTTGTCCGCCAATCATCAGATAAACTTTGAAAACGCTGGAAACTTTAGCAGAGGTTCCGGCGAATAAGGTTGTGGCCCCTGACCCGGTTATATTTACCGCTGTCTCCGTTAAAGCATCAGGAATGTCCAACCGAATCGAAGTCTTGCCTTGCACCGGAAGCGGGTTTGATGGGCTGACCAGTAATCCGCTGGTTTGTAACTGTACCGAATTCGTAGACCCCAAGAAACTCGCCACCGTTACGGCGCTAGTGACCCACACCTGTTGTGTGGCCACCGGGGTTTGAGTTCCAAGAGCGTTGTTTAGGATCACCACCCCAACCACATTCCCTTGGTTGTACCTTTGGGGTGCGCTTTGGGAATTGACCACCATGGCCACTCCCGCCGTCAAAATCAGGGCCATCCAAAGTACCGAGGCCCTTATCCTTCCGCTTTGATTTTTCTTCATGTCATCCTCCTATTTTTTAACGTGGTAATAAAATGTTCCGTTATCCCCGGATTGCGAAGAAGTAAATGTAACAGAACCAGTTCCGCATTGGGCTTTCAAAAATCCAGTTAAAGTACATCCTATCTGGCCCATAATCATAGGCACCGAAGATGAGGTCACGCCCGTTAACCCCGTAACTGTAGCGGCCCCGCCTGTCATTGTAGAAGTTCCTGCAAACCATATCCCCGCGCTGGTATCCGTGTAATTCTTGGTCGAAGCATCCTGCGCTGCCGATGGGTCAGCGACATCGTGAATCTTTTTGGAACTCACGTCTATGGATGGGGCGTTGAAGGTGATCCCGCCAGTGGCGCTCATAACTACCGAACCACTCGTAGAGCCGTTGGCCTGGATATTCACCCCACCAGGAGAACCATTAGTGCCTGTAATCAAGTCTATCGTGTTTGAATTGGTAATATCAATATAGTTGTTGTTGTATGCATCCGTAGAGAGTGCAAATCCGAGGGAGTTGTTGAATAACCCCCCACCAGATGGTTCACTGTAATACCCGGTTCCCAAGGCAAGCTTGCCCCCGGACCAAGAAATGTTTGAGGGATATTGATTTGTCGGATTTGAAGGCACCATGTAGGAAATTACGGTAGTGGCGTTTGGAGTCGGGGTGGAAGTCGGGCTATTCGTGGGCGTTGGCGTGTAGGTAAATACGCCTGGGGGAAAAGGCCCGAAATAAATCTGGTTCGTTCCTGAATTCCACCAAATACCGTTATTGGCCAGAATCCAGGCGCAGAAGGCAGGAGATGTTAGAAGGAAAAATAACAAGGTAAGTTTTTTCATGGCCCACCTGTAGTGACTTTGTTCCATGTAGCCGATGAAAAATTATACAGGAAAAGCTGGTTCGTATCTAACTGAAAAGCCAAGTTCAAAGAGTTGGAAATCGGCGTAAGTGCGGCCAAAGCACCCGCATTAGCTGGCAAGAATATCCCCAAGGTACTTAAAAGGGAAGTGAGGTTTGCGATCCCGGCAATAGCTGTTCCGAGAGTGGAAAAGGACACCGAGCCAGTAGGCACCGATACGATGGCCACTAGATTCCCGTTCACGTCCCATCCTGCGCCTTTACTGCTCCGGTCAGCCTTACTTGGCATGGTTTGGGAAGTGGCCCCACTTTGTTCTTGGTCAGGAGCCTTGGCCGTCTTTCCGGCCCACTCCCGGAGTTGAAGAACTGATTGGGTCAAGAGGTCATAAGCCTGTTCAAGGACAATCGGTGCGTATTGGGCGTAATTTGAAATAGAAAGTAGTTGGGTGTCCGGGGGTGCTAAAAGAAATACGATCAGAACCCCATTGGCAACCGCATTGGTGAAAGTGATCTGAGGCGATGCGCATTGTCCCTTAGTATCTTGAACGAAAGAAGTGAAGGTGTAGTTGGTTCCAAGAACCTGGGTAGTTACGGTATCACTTGAAAAAAGAAGTACGGTTAAATGCGCCTGACTGTAAAGCGAGAAGGGTATTGCGTAAGGGCCTGTAATTCCTGACCCAACGGCTGATCCCCATGCGGTGGTGGCCCCGATCATTTACGGCTGATTCCAGCACCCTGGGGTCCAAGATGGGGCGCAAGTAGGGGTCGAAGTGGTGGTAGGTGTAGGTGTAGGGGTATTCGTCGGAGTCCAGGTATTCGTCGGAGTAGGCGTAGGGGTAATTGTAGGAGTATTCGTAAGCGTTGGAGTTGGTGTTGGAGTTGGTGTGGCCGAACCCGTAGGAGTGAAAGTCGGAGTGTTTGTTGGGGTAGGAGTTTTGGTGGGGGTAGGAGTAGGCGTTGGAGTAGCCGAACCTGTAGGGGTCGGAGTAGGGGTGTTGGTGGGTGTGTTAGTGACAGTAGGCGTTGGAGTCGGAGTGGGAGTATTGGTTGCCGTAGGAGTGGGTGTCGGAGTGGGAGTAGGAGTACAGGTTGCGTAGCGGTCAAACACGAACCAGTTACCGTAACGGGCTTTGTGAACTTTGTAGTTTGGCCACGTCCTTGTGGCGAGAGCAACAATGGCTTTTCCGCTTATTGGCGCAACAGGAGTTAAAGCCAAAATGGTAGCCGGTTCAAAAGAAGTGTCGTATCCCTGACGAGGTTGAACTCCGAAAAGATTCGCCGCATACCAAGTGGTGGGGAAGGACAACCCAATACATGAACAGTTTCCTTGAAGGGCATTGTATCCATCCACGATCCTTGTGGCTTGGTAGGTCGGAGGGGTGCTTACAACTTGGACTTGGGTTTGACTTTTATTATAATCTCCAAGGGTAGGGATGGCCACGCGGTCAGCGAGAACTTGGATGGCCATGGCGACCATCAGAATTGAGACCATCATTACGATTTTGAATTTTCTCATGGGATTTATCTTACCTCTTTCGTGTTTATTTTCAACTATCTTTTAGCCCCTTTTTTCCTTATAGGGCCTATTAAATCATACAGAGAGAATTGATTGGTCTGCATATCGTGGTGCAGATTTACCAGAATAGAATCCAGCCTTTCGGGGATACCTATGGCCTCCATGGGGCTTCCGAGGGCATCATGTAATTCCCTGTCCGACATTGGTTTGTGATCTGCCACGCTCCCAAATACGGCTTTGGCCGCTGCGTATTGGTCATAAAGAAACTCAGTGGCCGGGACACCAGTAATGATCTTCTCAGCCAGTTTGGGCCTTTCTATGGCGCTCCCGATCTTCTCGGCCCCTGGAATAAATCTTAACGGTGAAAGCAAAGCTGATTTGCCTATTTCTTTTAATTCCTCTTTACCGTGTTTCTTTTCTTCGTCCCTCCGATAAGCATAATTTCTTCCCAATTCCTCAATAATTCCGGTAAGGGCAACGTAGGTGAACATCTGCTTGGCCACTACCATCCCTTTCATCATGGCGTTCTTAACTGGCTGTTCCTTCATTTCCTTATCGGTCAAAATCCACTTAATTCTCCCGGTGGTTATCGCCCTGTTAAGGGTGGCTCCAAAATAAGTCCACGCCGGGGAGAACATCTGGATAAGTTCGCTTCCGTGTTGAGGATATGAACGGTACAGGGCGTTGGCAGAACCGAGAGTCTTGGCCACATGGTCATCGGCCATTGCCCTGGCGGTATTTTCATCAACCCCCTTGGCAATGTGTTGATCGTGAACATCTTTCCAAAGCGGGTAAGAAATCCTGTCCGCCAATCGCTCTGGCCAGAAGTAAAGCATCTTCGCCGCTTCTAAAAGTCTTTCGTGTTCTTCGGGGTGTTTGAAAATATTGTTCATGGAGTACATATCGTAGTTGATGGCTTCCAAGGCCCGTTCCCGCATGACTTCTGATTTGGAGGTCACTTCGTTTTTAAGTTTGTTGAAGTCGTCGAAGTTGAAGGGATTGCTCTTTAGAAGGTATCCGAGAGTGTTGACGTGGCCATGTTCCTTCGCCAAAGTCCGATAGTCACTGGCCAGCTTAACCGGGTAAAGGAATGGACGTGAAGCAATGTGGAAAAGTATATTCCTGACCCTGCCCTCTCTAAGTGCCCAGTCCACCTTGTCGAAAACCCAACTCACATGGGGATCACCGTGGATCACGAAATCCAAGTGGTGTTTGTAAAGCCACTGTCCACCCCCGGCCTCACCACCAAAGCCACCCTTCATAGCTGAATCAACCAACGGATGATTTAGGAACCTGTTGATCTCATGGAGAGGTTCTTCGTAGGAGAGGTACTTCCCGACCTCTCGAAGGTGGTTGACGTAGACATCCTCATCTAGCCGCACAGGGTATGGGTAATTCTCCACCCGTTCTTTTAGTGAACCTTTATTCAGGTATGGGTTAAGTGGGCGACTTCTTTCCTCAACCTCAGTGGGAGCCTTTAGAACTGGTCCCTTGGGATGACTGTAATCGTATTTCAGGGGATGGTAGCCGCCATCAAGAACTCCATGCTCGGTGACTATGGGCCTTTTCTGGATTCCAACTGGTTCATAATTGTGGACTCGCTGTTCGGTATCAACCATCTTAGCCCATATCTTTTCGTCGAACCGATACCAGCGTTTCAGGAACTTGAAATCCTTTTCGTCGATGTGGGAAGTGATCGCGTCCAAGTCAGAATCCGTGTAGCCGTTTCCTTTGGTGAGTCGGTTGTATCCGGTTTCACTACCGCGCAACCTTGTCAGATTCAAAATCTGCCACTTGCTGAATAGTTCCGGTTTGTCTCCGGTGCTTAACTTGATCGGGATGTTCCTGTCGCTCATCACCTTCTTTTCGGCATCGGTGTAAGTCTTGTCCTTCATAATGTCGAAGTTGGATTTTATCTCCCTCTGGTTTTTAAGCCATTCAGTTTGTCCATCGTTTATTTTGACATCGTACATTTTGGTAAGTGCGGGGATGGTCTTACCCAATCCGGTCACTTCTGATAAATTCTGAGGGAGGTTTATCGGGCCATTCTTGATGATCTGCGAAAGGTGGTCGATCTTTTTTTGTGTATCCGTCATGGTTTGAGGATTCTTCTGGTAATCGAGTCGCACTGAATCCTTGATCTGTTGAGCGGTTTCCTGGGCAACGGTGTCCAGCTTTTCTTTTTTACCTGAATAGTTGACCTCAATATCTTTTCGGCCCGAATCGTAAATAGACGAAACTGTGTTTCTCAGGTTCTTCAAGTCCAAAAGGGTCATCTGTCCAAAAGCCTTTGGCTCTGAGGGGTCGGTTATCCTGGCCGCAAGTTCCGGGTTCTCCTGATCCATACGGGCTTTGAAATCCTGAAATGTCTCTTTCTTCCACTGGCCACCAACCTTTATAAGGCCCGTCTGGTTGGTGATTTCATTGTCCGGTGTGTTCTTATCCTGTAGCCCCTTCGCCCGGTACGCCTGAATCTCATTCTGCTCAGACGTGACTTTCTTGAATCCCGAATCCTCAAGCAAGGATTTGATGATCTTCCAATGGCCGTAAGGAATGTTGCTGGTATCGCTTTCCAGCTTGGCCAATTTCCTTATGGCTTTGATATTCTTGGTAATCACTTCCCGGTTCTGGATGGCCTGGACAGCCAGTTCATGGTTTAGGAGTTGTTTCCGCTTGTAGTCGTATTGGTCAGCCAACTTACCTGACTTCCCCGCAATGGCCGCTTTCACCGCGTTGTCCCTTTCTTGAATCATATAATGTCTTGCGTTTCTAGCATCGGCCCACGAAGATTCATTCATAATCCTCGAAGTTTCACTTTTGGCGAAGGCATGATCTTTTTGAGATTGGTCACGGCCAGCTTTACGGGCCTCGGCGGCTATCTGCTTCAATTCGGGAAGTTCCTTGAATCTCTTTTCAAGTTCTTTACCGAACTCTTTCCCAATATCGGTAGGAAGTTCTTTCTTTAATTGTTCCGAGAACTGTTGTCTGAATTTCTCAAGGGCATCTTCCTCCCGAATCTTTGAAGCCGTAATCTCCAATTCCTTGGCCATTAGGTCGGATGCCGCTCCTGCCGCTTTCCCCCGGTGAATAGCTTCCCAAACAGCCTTTTCGTCGGCTTCTACCTTGGGAGTAAATTGGCCCATGTGGGCATTCAAACGGTCTTGGATTTCCTTGTCCCTATCGGCATCCTTAATCAATTTCGCCACGCTCATTGGGTCATCCACGTCCATGTGAAGGCCAGCGGCAGCGAACCACATTTCATCCTCTGGCTTTGGATTTCCAGAAAGTATCCTGTCGGCTGCGGCTTTGGGGTCGCCCACCTTCTCTTTTAGATAATCCTCGGCCCTGTAAATAGGTAGGTCGTTTACTTGTTGAGTGATTTCAGCCTTCGCCCGTTGTTCCTCTTGCTCGTAGGCCTTCCTGCCAGACTCACCCAAGTCCTGCATTTTGTTCTTTAGAATCTCCCCCACGGCCTGTTGCTTGGCCTCTATAGAGGCATCCTTCCATGATTGGGCCTCTTGTGGCGTGATTCCTTCTTGGGGGGCCTGGGCATATCCAAGGCTCTTTTGGGCATCGTTCACTTCGTTCTTGGTGATGTCCCTTAAGTCCTCTGGATTGGTTTCCTTGTTCTTGACCATCTCATGGAGTTCTTCGCTTGTCCTAAATCCGTACTTCTTCTCAGCCACGTCCCGCGTGAAGAAATTCCCGTCCTTATCCACGAATCCCTGTCTTTCGGGCGTGTAGTTGTTCTCTCTTTCGATATCGGCTGATGCCCTGGCCTGGGCGTGACTGTGGCCTGTCCAAACTTTCCCGGTGTCATCTATGACAGCCGCTTGGATACCTTCCAAGTCATCTTCCTTGGTGGTTGCCTTTCCGAATAACGACTTTGCCTTCTCGAAAATATCCTTGGCCGTCCCAACCACTTTATCGGTTATGGACTCTGGTTTCTTTTCTTCCTCGGCTGGTTTTTGTTCCTTTAGCTTGGAAGCCTCATTAGGTGTGTAAGCCTCGGAGTCAAACTTTATATGGTCGGCCAGAGTTTCGAGTTCCCCACTGGCGGCTTTGTTGGCCAGCATGTCCTCGATGGGGATTTTGATGTTCCCGCCCGTCAAGTCAGCATCCATAAATGACCTGTGGGCCTGGATACCGAAACTCTTAGCCGCTTCCTCCGGTTCCTGCCCTAACTTGGAATAGAAATTCTTGAAATCATCCACCGGGATTTGTGGGTCGCCCATCACGATCCCCTTGAGACTTTTAACGAGGGTTTTATAATCCTCCGGGCTTCTTTCGGTGAGTTTCATGTTCTTGGCCGCATCCACGACCTTTAGGAATTTATCCTTTACCTCGCTGGCGTTTTGGACAGCCTTTTGGGAAGTGTCTACAGGCTTGGCCATCTCGGAACTGGTTTTAAAAGCCTCCACCAATTTCGGTGAAAGTAATAGCCCCCCCGAAACTATTCCCCCAATGGCTGTCTCTTTCATCTGGTGGGCCAAGTCATCGAAGGCGTGGGGATTCTCACCGCTGATTTTATCCACCATGGCGTTGGCGATAAGTTCCAATTCATTCTGGCCCACCATGGCCCCGGTGCCAAGGCCCCAATCTTTGATGGACTGTTTTAGGACTTGTCTGGCCCCGGCTCTGCCGATAGCGCCTTCCATTGGAGCGAATAGTTTATTGAAGAATCCAAAGAGAAGTCCGTTTGAGACTCCCGAAATAACCCCCTTGGTTTGAGCTACGTTCAAGGCCTTGTCCGGCGACATCCCGGCTTTCCGGGCTTCCTCATAGCTCTCGTTTTGGGTTTGGACTCCCATAATTCCGCCCATGACCACTGGCCCCAAACCAGAACCAGCCGACATCAGGGCCACATTGGGTATCTGCCCAACGATCTTCCTGGCCAGTGAACCGTAGTCCTTTTCCTGCAAAGCCTTGCTCCACTCTTTGTCCATTTCAGGAGTGGCTATCGAACTCACTTCCTTGTCAACAAAATCCGAATTCTCATGGAAATAATCCCACTTGTTGGAACCGAATATGACCCCCAAGGAATGGAAGGGAAGGTCGAACCACTTGTTTATCCCGGAAGTGGTTTGGAGGACAGACTTGTTCAAATCCGAGAACACGCTCTCATGCTTCATAGTGGCTGGAATATCATCGTGAACCAAGGCCATGTGGTTAGGGTCTTGAATCCAATCAGCGGTCTTGGGATGAGTTCCCCACATTTGGTCAATGGTTGGTTCTGGGGAGTTCATGGATTTTTCAGCGGTAGTGAGATTATTGGCTACGAATCCAGGTGGGTCGCCTGTGGCCTGGGAGATTTTCCTTACCTTAGAATTCTTCTCGGCATCGGTGTCTTTCACTTGCCGATAGACAGAACTCAGGGGTGGTTTTTCTTCCTCGGAAATAGAATTCCCCAATGGGTCGGTGTTGGGGTTTGAATCAATGGAGGATGGCGCGGATTTGGGTTCTGGTTTCGGAACTACTTCTTGAGTTTGTTGAGGCGCAGGGGTGCCATCATCAGGAATAGGATTTCCAAGCGGGTCAGTTCCGGCCATTAAAAGACACCGTTGCTGTACATATTTATGGCCTTATCCACTTGATCTTTAGTCAGCGGGATTTGGTGCTGGTGTTCGCTGTTATACCGGATGATGGACCGGATGGCGTTGTTCACCGGGTAGTACCTTTGAAGGGCCTGGGGGCCACCGAATTCATCCATGAAATTCCCGAAATCAAACACCGTTGGCATCCGACCCAATTTATCGTAGAGGGTTTTCATAAGCCCGTCCGTCACATCCTTGCCCATCTCGACGTACATTTTCCTTCTGTCAGCGGGTTGGACGTATTTTTCGGGAGGTTGGGCCATGTCTTTCCAGACGGGAGAGGCTTGGCCTTTCTCGCCTTCCAGGTAGTTCTTCGCATCCTCCATGACGCTCTTGACATCACCTTCACGTCCAATGCCTTGATAGATGTCCTCCATGTGGTTCCTGAAATTGTTGATGGATTCCTGGTCGTTTCCAAAAGTGTCGCTGGCCATTTGGTTTAACCTTCGGAAGATGATATTCTTCCGCGTGTCCGGGCCGTTGATGTTGACTTGGTAGGCAGCTTTCATGGCTTGGTCGAATTGCTTCCGGGTAAGACTCCCGGCCTTCTCCAATAGCGGAATTTGTTCGGGCTTTAGATTCCCGAGGTTGATTTCCTGCATGATTTCGTGGAAGTGCTGTACCTGTGGGCCAGTTCCCCCGAAATAGATATTCAATCCCCCGGTGCCATTGGCCTTGAAATCCCGGTCAATAACCCGTTGCATCCTGAGTTGTTCGCCCTCTGACCCACCGATAGAGGCTGGGATGGTGGAGGCTTTTTCGTATGGAACCCCCGCCTTTAAAGCCTTCCCATAAACATCCTGGAACTGGTTCCACCGCCCAAGTTTCGCGGTATCGAACTGTTTCTTGTCCTGTCCATATTTGGCCAGGGCTATGGTTTTATACTGATCTTTTTCCAAGGGACTTAATTGGCTTTTGTCTATAGCCCCGATGACCTTGTTGATGTCCGTCAGGCCTTCCGAATCCTTCATCACCATCGAGGCCTTGTTGTAGAAATCGTTGGCATCCCGTTTCAACGACCCGGTATTGGCCATCTTTTCCAGGGAGGCCAGTTTGGGGCCTTCCACCAATTCGCCCTTGGATTTCAATTCCTCGATGTACTTCTTGGCTCCCTGTGGGTCAAGGTTTGAAAGATAGCCGTGAACAATGGCAGTCTGGAAGTTATACCGTTGGGTGGCCTTTTGTGCATCGGCGGCTTCTGGCTGACCCCTGAAATTGGCGTACTTCTCCGAGGCTTCATCTAACTGTTGAAGCAGATAATCCCTTGTCTTGGGATCGTTGTAAGCGGCTCCGGCCATATTCAGAAGGGACTTGATATTGTCCGCGAAAGTCTTTCCCTCGGCCAGTGTGGTTTGTTTAGCAACGTGCAACTGCATCTGGCCGTCAAGGCTGGCCATGAGATGGCCTACGAAAGGCTGGATTTCCTTTTGCACTCTCTTGTTATTCTGAGAGGCATTATTGGCGAAATCGTTTATTTGTTCTTTGAATTTTGAAGTGAGGCTGTCCTCTTTCGTGGGGGAATAAGGAATGCTGTTCATTCCAAGGCTAGATTTGGCCGTCCCGGAGAACTCATTAACCTTATCGAGGATTTGGTTCTTGATGGCGGAAGTTTGGAAATTGTCAGCGTTCTCTTGAATTCGATCCATGAGGTTTGAAGTGGTCTTTTCTTCTTCCTCAAGTCGTGGGGATACGCCTCCAAAGGCCCCGGAAGGTACGCGAGTCTCGGCCTCCCCGCGCTGAATATCAGGGACTACTTGCCGCTCTGTGAACGGTTCTGGTACTTTGGGGGTTCTCACTGGTTAGGCTGTCCTAGTAACCATGAACTGCTTTCCAACTCTTGCTGGCTTGGTTCACTTCCAGAGGTTGGGCCAGTTGGGAAGTTCTCGTAGTCGATGGCCTTTAATTGCGTCTGGAATAACTGTTCGGCCCCGCCCAAGAGGGTGTCTCCCGCTTTATTAAATCCAGCGCTCGTTTCTAATCCTGCTTGGGTAGCGGCATTCTCGCCCTGGATTTTGAATCCAAGGGCTTTCATAGCGGCGTTATTTCCAAGGGTTAGATAATCAATCCCGCCTATTTCCGCTGTTTGCTGCCTCGTTATGGCCGGGGTTCCTGAATTCACGTCTACACCTTGGGCGGCTTCGGCGGCGACCTGTTCTCCGTGGAGTTGGGCGGTTCTCTCCTGGGAAATCTGTTGTTCCACTCGGCCTTGGGTGATGGCTTCTCTCGATTGGATTTCAGCGATATGTTCGTTGAACTGGAATTGTTTGGAGATAAAATCAGACTGATTTATTTCAGCGGTGGCATTGACGATGCTGTTTAGAACATCTACGCCACCCTCAACGGCTTGCAACGTCCCGTAGTCCATCAGTTTTCCTCCACAATAGGAGCGATACTTAAAACAGCCATCGGCAAAGGCGAAGGATTTCTGAGACAGAAACTTCCGCCAAACGTGTATTTTTTGTCGATGTTAATGGGTACTATACCAGTGAAAAGATTCGTTGGGGATAGAAAACCTTCCATCTCCCTCAGTTTCGGCCTATCCATTTGGCCTGTCGCCGGAAGTAATTCCGTGAAATTCGGCCCCACGGTGATGTCTCCCGTCTGCAATAATTTCAACGTCACCCTTGGAATTCCGATTCTTTTGTCCATAAAAGTCTCGCCTTGGTGTTGGTCAATATCAAGGGTCTGCATATCGGAATAATAAGGAAGGCCCACGTTTATCACCCCGAAAGCGCTTGGTAGGGTTATGGCCCCATTCGTAACTGTAATCGTGGGCATCGAGTCATCCTGTGGGTTGGCCTGGACAAACCCATCGGCTACCACGGCTACATTTTGGCCGTTCAAGTGCCAAAGGCCCCCAACCATATTAGAAGCCACCCGCACATCGGGTATTGTGAGCGTGAGCATGTTTGGGTCAATCGCTTCGATCAAGGTTCCTGTGATTATGTTCCTGTTGGCGCTTTGGACTATCATACGGGCGTAATAAAAAATCGCATTGCCTTCCGTGTCATAAAGCGGCGATTGGACTTTAAAATTTACTTGCCATCCCACTTGGAAGGCGTTGACGTTGATGTTTAATTGGGCGCTGATGGTTCCGCCCGCCGTTGTTTGGCCCGACAAGGTAGCTACTGCCCCCGGAAACTTTCCATTGTAAACAGCCGAGGCATCAGTGAACACCGCATCCACAGATGAGTCTTGGTAATATCGGCTGGCCATCCGCTCAAACCAGACTCCCGATTGCCTTTTTACCGTTAAGTATGGAAAGCTTTCAGTCCCTTCCTGGACACAAGCCACATCCTGGAAAAGGTCATTCCCATAGTTCGTGTCCCTCCAAGTGAAGGCACTCAATTCCTGTTCTTTTAAATAAGTGCAAAAAACCATCTTCCCGTCTTTTCGGATTATAACGATTTGAGAATCCGGGTAATGTTTGTAGTCCCACGTCAAAACAGGCGAGGCAGTTAAAAGGTGTTCGCTAAAAAGAGAGAAGTTATCGCTCTTGTCGATGTAGGTGTAGAACGGCGTGACCAAAACTTCTAAGTCCCTGAGTGAGGCTTGGTTGGCCTCGACGTAAACCACGTTCTTAAATATCGTTAGAGGTCTTGGATTCTGAGCGGCACCCGCGAACATCTGGCGCTTCACCAAGTTCGTCCCAGGAGAGAATAATCCTGTACTATCCCCCGAAATCACCATCGGCCCAAGGTCTGTCATTAGGATAAGGAATGCGGCCTCGGCGGAATGAAATATCTGCTGTAGCTCGGTACTCCAAACCGTCATTATGATCGCGTCATTCGATTGGATGGGATTGTGAATAGTGAAATCGTTGTAGTCGCCAACGTTGCTGGCCCATAGTCCTTGGGGGTTATTATTTGTGGCGAACTCCACCAATCTTTGCTGGTAAAAATTACAGTCTGATGGATAGTTCCCGACTCCGAAGAATAGTGGTAGATACGCCTTTGGTGTCTTGGTTGGGTCAGGCGGTATTCCCTGGTCAACGAAATTAAATGTAGTGGTTGTTTTGGCCGGAACCACAAACCCGATTAACCCATACCCACTGTTTAATTGGGTGGATGCGTAAATCAAGAAAACAGTGTCCGTAGTGTAAATGTTCGGGTCAATGACCGTACCTACTACGGTTATGGGCGAAGTCTCAGTAGGAGTTAAATTGGTCGAGATAATCGCCGTAGGACAAATGATAGTACTTGGACTTGAAACAAATCCCGAAAGGTTGTAGTTGGCCCCGTTGACCCCGTTAAGAGAAACAGTATTCGGGCTTTGAACTGTCACGGTAAAGTTGAGTCCATCCAGGCCGAACACGCCTGTTCCCCTGATGGCTACTTCCTGACCGTTCACGAAATTGTGGTTGGCTGTGGTCTGGATAACAATGGGGTTCGCATTTGAGATGGAAGCGATTTGATTCGATGAAGAAGTAGTGGTGTTAAAAACATAAGTTCCGGCAGCGAATTGAAGATTCGTTCCCCAAATCGGAGGCGTGTTTATAACGATCTGACTAGGAGTTAAATTATTTATGATGTAGGCAGTTCCAGGACTTAAAACTGTCACTAGTTTAGGATTAAATGGGTCGCTATTATCTACGATTTGACAAACGCCAGAGACATAAACTATCCCACCTATGGTCAACCCCGTAGTGTTTCCAACCACTAGAACCACGTTCCCGGTTGGCCAGTTTATGACTCCCGTAGTAGGCCCCGTCGAACCACGCTGAATGTTTTGCTGGTATGGTTGGGCCAGATTCGCTATTGGACACGGAAGGCTTTCCTGTTTTGTTGTCCGATTGTAGGTGGACACCTTGTAGTAATAATTCACGTTCCCGGCGTTACCACCTGATGCCCCCAGGTTGTTCGCTTCTTGAATTTGATTTGGCCAAGCGTTGTTATTAGTCAGGCTCCAATTAAGAGCGCTGACCTGACTGAGTTGCATCCGAGGATAGGAAGAGTGTCGAAGTTGAAGGATGCTGAAAGATTGGGCGTAATTCAGGTTGGCCAAATCCGTGTGGGCGTAAGGCGTGACAATTTCAAGGGCAGTATTTATTTGAAGATTGAATCCGTTGTAAGTTCCCCATTGGGAAGTGTTGATGGGACTTCCGTTCAAGTCAGTTAAGGTGAACGTGGTTGTCGTATTGTTGATCGTGACGTTCTGAATGATAAACCATCGGTTATAGGCGAACAGGCTGAAATCGTTCACTACTGGCTGGTTTAAAAGGGCATTGGGTGGCTGACTCGGCTGAATTTGCGCCAGCATACCATTGGCAATTTGACCGGAAGAAATAATCGGGGCCGTCTGTGATCCCAAATTGATGGTTAATGTAGGATTCACGCCTGTTGGGAAAATAGTTATCGGCGCAAACTTCGCCAAATTGAAAACAGGGCTTCCGTTATTTATGACATGGATGTACTTATCGCCAAAGATTAAATCGTATTGCTGGTTGAAAGAAAACTTGAACGGGATTTGGCGAGTCTGTTTAGTTGGAAACTTCCCAGGCATGATGGTCTGAGTGCCAGGGACATTCAACAAAGCCCCGGCCTTGTTGATGAAAACATTCCTGGCTTTTTTTAGGGCTGATTGATATTTTGGAAGATCGGTGAAACCGTAAAGGTCTGGACGGATTTCACCAGCCGCAAAGTGTCTTTGGTTTAATGTGGCGCGGCCCATGGATTAGGGGTTCCAATTTTCGGCCACAGGTTGCCAAACGTTTGAAGCGTGAATCATAAGACCACCACCCATAGCGGCCTTCTCGATTAAACTTCTCTTTTCAGGAGCTATAAAACTCTCGTTCAAGTTTTGAGCGCCCGCGATTTTCAGCGCGGCATTGCCCAAGGCAAGATTCTTTTCACGGAGTTCGGCGGCTCCGGTTCCGGTTTGGAGAGATGGTGAGGCATAAGCGGCCATGACAAAAGCCAACGCTTCCTTGAACAGTTGGGGCATAATGGCGCAGTTCGTGACATCCGCAATGAACTCAAAAATGGGAATAGAGGTTTGGTCGGTCACGGCGGATATGGGGGTCGTATTTTGCGTTGGAACGTATGAGTTAGCCGGGAGTAATTGCGCAGGGCCAAAGTTCGACAGAATCAGCCTTTGGTTCCCATCGTTCGACTGGATGTACTGGATTTTATTGTCGATGTCATCGACGTGTTTGAAATTGTAAATGCGGTTAAACTTGAGGCAGTTTCCGGGATATTGCCACGCGAAGGCCCACTCAGGGGATGGCCAAAAACTTACCAAGGCTCCCTGTTGGTAGACACAAGCGAAGGGCCAAGCCCAAAGACTCAGCAGGGATCGGCGGACGTTATCATATAGCCGCCGCATGACACGACCCTCTTTTGAGGTATCCGTGTCTAGGTTTTGGATTTCAGCAAAGACCCCCAGGTGGAGTAGCGCCTGATTACTTATGTCAGTGGGCGTAGCCAGTAACGACATTACTTAGGCTCATAGGCCCCCAAATCAGGCCCAAAATGGTGGTGAACGTGTTTGTCCTTGGACTTGTTGGCCACTTGCAAATCATCCATGTCAGGTTCGTTGTGACCCCCTTCGTGCTTCGGGAAAGCATGGAACCCATGCCCCATGGGGTGATGGATGTCCTCAGTGTGATGCTCTTGATGGCCGATGTGATGGGTGCCTTTGCTTCCGCCCTTTTTCTCCGGGCTGTAAGTCCCCATGCTCCCGCCGTGCTTGGGCATGAACTTAGGAACCTTCTCGTATCCCGGCTTGAAATGCCCCGGATGGCTCCCCTCCATGTGGGGGGAGTTTTTCTTGCTGGAAGTTTCACCTTTCATTGCGTCCTCCTTATTTGTGATAAACGTGTTCGTGCTTCGGTTCGTTTCCTTTTTTTACTTTTTCGGGTAAGGCCATTCCCTTACTCGCGGAATCAAATTCCTTTACCTGTCCGGGAGTGATTCCGGCTTTCTTGGCTCCTGGACTATGGAAAAACCTCCGTTGTGCGTCCGATTTGTAAGGCATTAAATCCCCTCCTGTTCAACGGCCAATTCTTTGATTCGTTCCTCGATTGCCACGGCCACCCTCGGCCTTGACCGCTTGGACTCTTTGGCCGAGTAGTCTTTCAAAAGAGCCAAATCGCTCACTTCCTTGACGAACTTCGCGGCGTTGATTTCGTCCATGGTGGTGATGTCCACGATCTTGTCGTCGATGGGCTTCACTTTGGCCGGGTCGTTCTTGTCGGGGACAGGAACTACTTCGGCACCTTTAACCAGATTCACATAAGTCAGGCCCTTGGTTTGTTTTTCTTCCTCGGCCTTCTTTCTCAAAAGGGCCTTGGCATCCTCTGGAATTTCCCCGATGAACTCCATACAAAGAGGACTGAATTCCTTGAACAGAAGGGTTGCTACTTTGGTTTTCCAGATCAAATCCGCCATTGCTTGACCGTCAAGCTTCCTGGGTGGTAAGTACATCCTCAACATGGACTTGTTTGAAGGGATATGCGGGGGTGCGGGTTGGTAAAGCTTCTGCCCTGGCTGACGGTGATACCCGCCAGTTTCCCAAATCCGTTTACGCCACTCCATTTCGGTAATCACATCAAAAGAACCGTCACGGTTCTTGTATTCCTTGTTGGCGATTTTGTCATCCAGGAAGTCGCCCGGAATATCTTCCTCATAGCCCGGATACTTGGGGCCGTGAAATCCACCAGCTAAATTGTGGCCATTGTGCGCGGCTACGTCTCCCGGCCAAGAAGGGTGCGAATCCTTATACCTGATACGAATGGTCTTAGGCATCCTAACCTCCAAAACAGAAATAGGTGGGAAGGGGTTTTGAAGTCCCTTCCCATCCTTTTGAATCCCTTAACCACCCTCCAATTAAGGAGTGTAGTTCGCAGCAACCGTGGTGAACCGAGGAACATCACTCGTATTCATCAGACTCGCCATCAGAATCGAGATGGACGGAGTGCCATTCCCGGCCAACGTGACCTTAACGGTCAAGTAAGGCTGAGTGACCAAATTCCAGTCAATCGCCAGGAAAAGCTCGGTGTTGTTTACCAGCCGGGGGTCCGTAATCGTCATCGTTCCGGTGTCGGCCACAGTCAGAACGTTGTTCTGACCGGCGTTATCAGAAGATTGCTGGACTTGGAACTGGTAACTGTTGGTTCCCGCCAAAGTGATGGCGCTCCATTGAACGAACAGGCCCACAGGGTTGAGGGAGTCCTCAACGTGCTGCAAGGCTGATGCCCGTTGAACGGTTTGCGACAACTGCTGCGTCGAAGTGATCGGAGTCACCAGCGCGGAAGTCGTCGGAGGAACGAACTGATTGAGTATGTTTACTCGCATGGTATCCCCCTTAATTTCCGACTATGGCTTCGGTGTCGGTGATGGTATCGCAGATACCAGCCGGAACCCCGCCATACTCGAAAGCGCCCATATACTGATTCTCAGGGTTGCGGACATTCTCAGACCGAATGCCAGCGCCCGCGATCATCGTATTGAGCAGATTGTGTCCGAGATAACGCTTCATCGAACGGTTGAAGAACCACCAGAAGGTGGGACGCGGAAGTGAGATCCCCGGCTCGTAAGGAACATTGTTGCTGTTCGGGATACGGCCAAGCATTTCCTCAAACCAGTACTTCACGTCAGTTTGGGGATTGGTTGAACTCAAATCCGTGGTGTCGAAGTTGCAACCCCTCAAGACAAAGCGCCAGTCGGGAACCGCCAGACCGCCTTTGTACTCGAAGTAGTCCCGATAGACCCTCATGCGGCCAACGGAGCCGCCATTGGGATCGGGAGCGTTCGACAAGTCCACGATACCAGCATCGATGTGGTGGAATCCGGCGTAAGTTCCGGGAGTTCCCGTATGAGGATTAAAAATCCCCGTACAAGAATCCGGGCTAAATCCAACCAAAAAGACGGAGGTTTGGACACTGGCATTCGTTCCGCCAGCGCTGATGGTGTTCAAAGCCGTGGGGCTGTTCGTGGTCGAAAGGTGGTTGTACCGAACCTCCAAACCATTGAACTCCAACGGATTGACCGCCAAGGACGAGTAGAAGAACATCTGAGCCACTTTATGGCCCATGGCGCGGATACGACCCATCACCTGACGGAGACGGTAGTATTCCTTGTCCTTGAATTCATCCAAAACGCTGACAGGAATTTCGAACACGTCCGGTACGCGGGCGTAGGTATCGAAATTCTGTTGGCTTGAATTGAAGTTCGGCAACTGGCCCTGACCGTCAGCAGCGGCAGACGGAAGGGGCATGTAATTCTCGGCCTCGGACAAGAATCCACCTTGCGTGTTGCCCGGAATATAAGGCTCGACGTAAAGATTCATGTTGTCCTGGTTAAGGGCCGCAATAAACGGCACCAATTCCTTACCTTCGGGGCCATACGACTTGGCGACCTCGATCTGCGTAGGATATTGGATGCCAGCTATAGGGGCTGGATTAGCCATCTAACTTTTCCTTTCGGATTTCCCTTACCAACCTGGCCCTTTTCGTTGGGGTGCCGTCTTGTAGCCTGTGCCCATTCCAGCGTAAGTCTTTTTGGCGAATTCCTCGGTTGTCTTGGGTTCATCCGTCGCGGGTGGCGGCGTCTGCTCCCCATTCACAACCGGCTTCGGGCTTTTGGCCCTCATTCGCCGGACAACGGCTTTGAAGAAGTTTGGTTCCGCATCGAGTTTCGAGGAAGCGAGTCTTTTGGCGAAATCAACACCGAATTCCTCAACCACTCCCTTGCGGTACAAATCCAAACTACCTTCCCATTTGGTTCCCCCAACCTCCGAGTCCTGTTTTAAGGACGAAATCCATTCTGAATTTTTGGCAGCCAAACCTTGTTGCATGGTGGTGAAAAGTTTGTGCGCCGTATCAAACCGCTTCTGAGCCTCATCAATCGTCTGTGAGGAAGAAGCTATGTCCGACAGGAATTCCTTGGGGTATTCGATACCTTCTGGAATTTTCAGGGATTCGACGGTTGGTTTGAGGGCTTCTAAGTTCCCCAAGAGTTCCGTAGTCCCTGGTGCAGCCGGGGGAGTTGCCGCTGGTACTGCTTGCGGTGGCGCTGCTGTAGGCGGGGGCGTAAACGTCCTCGCTGGCGGCGGCGTTTCAACTGGTGGCTGCTGGACCGGAACGGGAGCTTGGGTTGTAGTTGGGGCTACCGTAGCTGGCGGTACAGCCGAAGGACTCCCTGCCGGGGGGGTCGCAGTTGCCGTACCTGATTGTTCTTGAGTCATAATTTACCTTCCTTTCGATGGATTTTGCAACAAATCTTTTAACTTACTTCCAAAGAATTCCTCGCGTTCCATGTCCTCTTTCTCTATTTGGTGGTAAACCTCATAAATTCCAGCGGTTTTCATCCATTCTCGGAGCCAGAGACAGACGCTTTGTTGGCCGCAATTAAATGAAGTCGAGGCTCCATGATCCTTGTGGGGAGTGGTGTACATGTGGAAAGTCCTGAATATTTCCGCCATCACCAACCTTCCGTCCTTGGAACTCAGGACGGTTTTAAAGGCCTGGTTGGCCTGTTCCAGCTTTTCTAACCCCACGGCGTTTTGAGGCGTGACCGGGACTCTTTCAGGTAGCACTCGTTCCTCCTTGTTGTTGCTGGATCATCTTTTGAAGCATGTTCGTATCCCCGCCAGTATCGGCCCCTCCAAGATTTTTCAAGGTCTTGGATTGGGTTTCGGCTTGTTGGGCTGCCTGTTGTTTCTGCCGCATGTCATTCATCTTCTGCCTGATCTTGGCGACATCTTCCTGGCTGTAAAGAAGTTTCGGATTCAGGTTTAGGAGCCGGAATCCGTAGTCCATGGCTTCGTCACCGTTCACCCTTTCGGTTCCGGGTTGAGCTTTGATTTGGGCTACCTGTCCGGCAAGGGCAAGTCCGGCGTTGAGAGCATTGATGTCTCCCTGTTTCAAGGCAATGGCGATTCTCGAAATCACTTCCACCCTCAAAGGCTCACCATGAAGTTCTTTGGGCGCAGGAGGAATCACTCTGTCCTCGACCATCAGGTAATAGAGGTCATGCCCCATGGGTTGCAGCCAGTCGAAATTGAACGCTCCGAATATCGGCCCCAACACACGGCTGTCCTCTTGGACTCTTTGAAGGACTTCCGTGGCCGTGGGCGGCGTCTGGCGCTCATCGTTGGCGAATCTGCGGAATATGTCCGCCATGAACAGGCGGTCAATGTCCTGCTTTGTTTCCTCGATGTATTCCTTGATGGGTTGGAGCATGGCGGGTTCAAGCTGGTAGATGGGGGCGAACTTCTTATTATTGTCGGGACCACCAGGAATCATGGTCAGGAAGTTCGGTGTCGTTCCAACACCATTGTTCGTCACTCCCCCACCAATAGATGGGTCAGCACCCATGGGAGGTTCGAGAAGCTTTTGGGCGCTCAATAACCACATCTGGATGGATTTAAACATCCTCCGAATATCCGCCCGCGCCTTGGCACCGGGGCAATCCACCCCGTAAGCATCCGTAGGTTGGCGGAACCACCTGGGGCAATAGACCGGAAAATAATGGAACCCTTCTTCCCTGAGAATCGTGTGGCCGATATTTTGGGAGAGTTCGTAATAATTCAGGGAGTACTTGGCGTACTTGGAATTGTACTTGGCCTTGAAAGAATCAAACTCCGGGTTCGGGAATATCATCATCACCACGTCCACGAATTCTTCATGCCGTTTCGGGTCATTCCATTGGGTTTGGAGTAGGATACTTGCATTTTCCAAATGAACCACGCCGTTGTCATCGGTGCAAAATTCCTCAATGACCTGTCTGGCTCTCATTCGGAAAGTCCGGCAGAAGGTGTCCACTATCCCCCGGTAGTTATTCGATATGAAATAACTCTGAATCGGATAGGCGGTGAACCTTACGAAGGTTTCCTCATCCCGCTCCATCATTATGGCCCCGGTTGCGAATTCCAGGACTGACCGGAGGCAGATGGGGGATTGCTGGTAGAAGTTACTTTTCAAGAGTGTCGCCTGGGCTTGGCGGGAAGCCGCATGAAGATACTGCCAGACCTTGGGATTCTCCATGAGAGGGCTTTCCTCATCCAACAGGCCGTACCGCATCCACGTCTGGTTGGCCGGAATAATCCCTTCTTGCAACCCGGACACGGCATCATCCCTGGATTGAAGGTGCTTGCTTGTCAGGAAAAGGTCGGACACAAAATCAGGAAACCCCGCTTGGTACATATTCTGGATGACCATGTGAGGGTCGAGTAAGGATTGGATGTCGGCGTAGAGGGAGTCGTAAGGTGAACGGTCAACGGACAGCCTGGAACGAAGCTGTTCCATGAGGACGTACTTATCCAGCTTTTTTTTGTCAATGGGGCCATGGGAAATGGGGCCTTTTTGGATGGTGAACGCGTTAGCCAACGTCGATTCCCCTTTCCTTGAATTGTCTCACGTCCTCTGGTTTTGGTTCGGGCATGGGCGGTTTGGCGGTGAGCAGTTCGCCTTTTTTGTTCAGCGCGTCCATCAGCCCCACGAATCCTTCCAGGGCTGTAATCTGCCATTCCAAATGGACATTGTTCCCAATCAGCAACTTCTCGTATTTTTCGACCGGGGTATTGGCTTGGTGAACCAGTACCATAGCCCGACCAATACCGTGTTTCCTCAAGATTTTTTCAAGGTCGGCATCGTAATTGCTTCCTGGTCCATAGGGCATTAGTTTTTGGATGAATCTGGAATCGTTGCTTTTTCGATATCTTCCGCGTGAAGGCAAACATCCAGATTCGCGTAATGGTCTTGCCCGTTGACTTGGCGGATCGAACCATTACACGCCTTAACATTCGGCACGGCATGGTGAAGAATCCCGCTCACCACATTTCCGTTTTCGACCATAACGACTGAATCTCCGTTCTTGGCCGCCCTTCCATTCTTGTAGTGCATAACCCCTCCTTTAGTTTTTTACCGGTGGCAACAGGAACGATTCAGCCGCAACCATTGCCAATTCGTTGTCGATGACGTGGCACAACCATTCCCTCGATGGGCTTCCGACCATCAAGGAGTAAATCTTCCTCTCGTCCTGGTGTTGAATCAGGATAACGGCGGGATGGGCGATATGCTTGGCGTGTAAGGCGTCCATGTCTTTGGATAACCGGGCGAGTCTTTCGGGGGTCATTATTTACCAGCGGCGGGTAGACCGCCCAAGAGGGTATTCGTACCGGTTAGTTTTTCAGCGGTGATGTCAGCCCCCAAGATAGCCTCTTGCCCTGTTCGTTGGGCGATAAGGGTTTGATCTTCTTTTTGCTGTTCTTCCTGTAGGTAAGCTTCGTGTAGGAGTTGGGTTTCGGCTGCTTGATTTTGTTGGGCGACTTTGTTTCCACCGAATAAATTTATGATGCCCCCCACCAATCCAAGCCCACCCATAATCATCGTGAACGGGTCCATCCTACCTCCACTGGCTGAAAGGGTTTGAAAAACCACCGCTGGTAGCCGGGTTTGTCACTTTCCGTTTACTATATTCCTCAAACGGGTTTATGTCCATACAGGATTTCATTCCCCCGCCCACGGCTTGACCCCCTGGTTCCCATTGCCTGTCATCAAATTCAAACGTTGTTATGAAACTATCCCACTTGTCCGGCGACCTCCCCAGGCGGGTTTTCACGATGTCTTTGGGTTCACAGATCATTTGGTCTTTCTTGATGGTATACCGGGTGGCCACGGCTTCTTCCCGCAACTGTTCATCGTTCGGTAGACAGCCTCCGCGCTTCACCCATTGGGCGGCTTTCCAGTGGAGTTCCGTCCGCTTGTTGTAGAAGAATTTATCCGAGGCCTTAGCGTTGAACTTTATGGCTATCGGGTTCACTCCCCTTATCCTGGACGCTTCCATGACCGCGCCCGCGTATCCCCCTGTGGCATCCACGAATAGGAACTTTGATTTGATTTCCGCCATTCTGGTTTGGATCATCGATGCCATGTTGAATCCGATTTGCGGGTCAGAGAGAGGGACGTTCAACTTTTCTTGGGGCCAGCATTTCAGGCCCTGCCTATGGGTGAGTACCGAACTGTCATCCCCACCATAGGCAACATCCAACCCACTGTACGGGAAGAACTCGGCATAGGCATTATAAGGGACATCCCTCGCCATGGCCGCGTCCACGTCATCAATTCCCAGGAACGAGTTGAAATCCGAATCAGGGAATTCAGCGAGGATGTACACCTGCACGAACGGGTCATCCTTCCCCAACGATTCGATTTGCGCCCTGGCCCATTCGATGTCGATACGGGGGCATCGTTCGGGGTCATCGGGGTCGCCCGTCATTTTCACCGGCCCCTTCCCGCCGTTCCAAAGTTTTTTCAACTTGGTAGCCGATGCGTACAACGGCCCGGACTTGTGGGTTGGATTCCCACCCTGTAGGATTTTGATGAACCCTTCACCCTTCTTGTGGGTGGATAAAGTTCTTTCAGCGGCTTGAAGAACTGACATCGGTACGCCCGAAGATTCGTCTATGAGGAACAGCGAATTTATGGAGTGGTGACCGGCAAGACCGAGTGACCCGGTGGGACTATTCGGGTCAGATGTACTTTTAGCATCCCAGGTTCTTTTCTCAAAAAACCAAGTGGCGGGAGCGTGTTTCATAAATACCTTCTCGCTCTGCCACTTCAACAGTTCCTTTAACGGTGAACTCAGGATCAGCTTGGCAAGTTCCGGCCACAGGTTCATTTCCAGGTTCTTGCCGTCGATGGCGGTGGCCAGACCTTTAGGGTGCAGGAACGGATTACTACCACCCTTACAGCACAGGAAATGCAACACCATCTCCGCAAATATCCGGGTCTTACCTGTCCCAGTTGCGCCCACGACTCCCACTCTTGGGATTTCTGGATCAGCCCAATCTCTGAGTAACTTCATCTGGCCGGGGTCATAGGTTGTTCCAAAAAGTTCTTTCCCGAATACCCATGGTTGGGAATCCCACCGGGCGGCGTTTCGAGCGAACTCTTTAAATTCGAGTGGCTTCATTCCAACTCAGCTAGGGCCATTTTCAATTCATTTGCTTTTCGCTGCTCCCAATCATTCAGAACTTTTTCTTTGTCCACCACAATTCTCTCTCTTGTAAATGGACATTTTTTTTGACCATCAACGACGATGATTCGTTTCATGTGGCTTCTGAATTCAAAATTCTTAAAGTACTTTTTGCAAATATGACACTGATTCCAGTTCTTCCAATGCTTCCTGTCATAAGACCAAAGAACATCTTCGTTGTGATCGCCCTTAGTGGCAGTCCGAATCTCCTTGAGAGTTTTTTGAAAATGCTTTATTCCTCCCCGACCCTTGGTGAATCGTCCAGCATCAATAGCTTTGAAAATTGTCCGATGAACTGCGGGACCGTCCGATCCTTGATGTGTTTGTTTTTTACTCACAAATTTTCCAATCCGTGGCCAGCACGTCCATCTGAGTGGGCTGCCATGGCCCCTGGCCTTCGGGGCTTTTCAGCAGGATCACCGGGAGCAACTTAGGTTCGCTACCCTCAGTGGTTAAATTTATCCTTGTCACCCACAAGAACCGTCCGTCCTTCCAGGAGGACCGCGCCACCTTTTTGTCGTTCATGGCAACTTCCATGGCCCAACCAATATCGCAGCCTATGTTCATAACTGGTTCCGTCATTCTCACGCCTCCCCTTTTCCGATTTGTTTCCGCCCGATACCCGTCCTGCCTCTGTTCTCCTGCATGGCCACCCATGTGTCCCTGAAATCCTTCCACTCCGGGTATCCGGCCCGCATCAGGTCCAGGGTTTCCCACTTCCGCCGCCTGAGAGCCGCGAATCCCTGCTCTTTGTGGTACATAACCTTCTGCCGGTACACGGTGCCATCCCGGTACAGCCAGTACCGATACCCCCAGGCGGTATTCAGCCTATCATACCGACCACCGTTGAGCCATTCTTCCGACCCGGCAATTACGGGCCCATGGGAGTCGATTTCTTTGATTACCACGTTCATACAATGTTCATATTGGCGAAACCTCCCCGGTGGGCACAGGTTCCGAATTTGGAACATCACTAACCGGCTCGGCAACCTTCTCCGGGGCTGGCATCTGCGGCACCTGAGCCTGGACCGGGATGGCTACCTCCTTCGCCTTTACCAGCGCCTCTCCCTTTTTCAGGCCCCTCATCTCGTCCAGCACCTTTCCCCAATCCATGGCGGATTCCACGTCAGCTTTGTCGCCGTACCGTTCGGGATCGTACTTTGCGGCTAGTTTCATACGGGTTTCTACCCTCAACTTATTCCTTGCCGACCCCATCATCGTCTCGGTGAGTTCGTCGGCTATTTCGACGGTTTCCTCGGCCAGCTTTTGGGCGCCCATCCTCTGCGCTTCTCTCAAACCCTCTCCGAATTCCCGAACCCGCTTCTTCCACTTATTGATAGTACCCCAGGACAGCCGGTATTCCTCGATGACCGGCCCCAACATCTGACCCTCGGCCACCCTCGCCACGATCAACGCCGCCAGCCGGGGGTCATACGGCACCACCTGCAGGTACCCTAAATCCCCCCTTAAATCCATTCGCGTGGGCGGGCCCGCCGCACCCATCGGCACGATCTCCGCGTCCTCGATCCGCTCCCCCACCACGCACCCCCTCCTCGTTAAATTCGACCGGGCGGATGCCCCCGTCGTGGGTATCGGGTCTCCCCTACTCCCACTCCCCGTCATAGGGTTCGCGGCCCCGCGACGGACCCGGCTCTCCCGAATCTTACCACCGTCAGGGTTCTCCGCGCCACAATTTCCCGGCGACTACCCCCCGGCGACTACCCCCCGGCGACTACTCCCACCAACTTCTCCTATCCATCCCTCTAAATCAGCGCAACCGTGCAACCCCCACTCGTAAATTTACCACAACACTTATCGAGTCTTAGGGCGTTTTTATATCGCTGGGGTAACATCGAAGGGGGCGCGAGCGGAGCCAGATTTCAGCCCCCCACCCCCCGGTCAGGAATTATTCGAGTGACCGGACGCGATCAATGCCAGCAGTTCGGTATCCCGGATCGCGGCTACGCGAGGCTGCTTGGAGTTTTCAAAGACAACCCCGCCTTGTTTGCCGCTGCCATCCAATATCTCTCAAATAGTTAAAGTTTTACTTTAACTTTATTCGGTTCAAAAAAATTGCACTATCTTTTGTGCAAATTAAACTCGTCTCATAAAATAAGTGAAGGCCAAATTATGCAAATTATTATTTTGTTGGTTTTTTTATCGTAATACTTAATTTGTCGAAGTTTATTGATGTATTTATATATAAAGAAGAAACATACCACTTTAGACCCATATGGCAACATTGGAAACTACATATATAATATTTCTAACACACACTTATAAATATATAGGCAATATATTATTTTAAACGTTTAACCTCAACCAGTGGTGTAATTGTTAAATGTGCATCAAAATTCAAAAAAAAAGGGTCTGACATCCCTGACTACACGACTATACATGCTAAGTGTTCATGACAATTTATATACTTGTCGAGCTATCTATCTTTACTAATTACCCTAATACTATATATATATATATAAAGACAGTAGCGATATGAGACAGGCAAAGGGAAATAAAGGTTGACTTGTCACGATCAATAAAGATACAATAGGCAATAAGTTAGTAAGTGGAAACATAATACCAGATGATTTATGTGGAGGAATTATGGGAAAGGCCAGTAACCGTAGTTTGATGAATAAGATCGTAAAGGCTGCTGAGATTGAAGCGTATCAGATAAAACGGGAAATGGAGCAGCCGGTTACGGCGGATATGGGGCTCAGACCTGCAAAAAAAATAGTAAGAAAAAAAAGAAAGCGATTTAAGGAAGAATGGGATGAAGTAGGCTGGATGAACGAATGAGTAAATGGCCTTGAGGAAAAAGAACGCCTACGATAAATATCGCGAAGAAATGGCCTTGCGGCGTGCTAAAATGGCCAATCTAACAGTAGAGACTGCGCGATTGAAAGCCCAAATAAGGTACGAATCGGAGATCAGACAAATGAAAGACATCCTGAAAAGCGCAGGACAGGAGGATTTAATCGCCAGGGGGGGACGTTTAGGGCCTGACGGCAAAAGATTGCGCGAAATATGGCGGTCCGGCGAATTGAAACACCCCGAAAAATACCACGGCTGGCCACGAATCCAGGAGAAATGGATCGCCATGGCCGAGCAGGAAGCCCACCACATCGAATGGGAACGTAACGCTGGGAAACGCGCTGCCGCTCAAATCGTCCTCAATGACGAAATCGTCCGAGTCCTGACCGATACCATGGGCGAATTACAAGAGTTAAATCATATCCCCATGAACCGTGTCAGAAGTACAATGAGGACAGGCAGACCACGAAAGAGAATGTAAACCTGTAAAGTGTGTAAAATAAATTTACACTAATTAGTCAGTAATTGAACTATAAATAGACGTATACAAGAAGTGTGCCAGTTGTAAATGTAGATAAATGTACAATAATTGAACATGGCATTAAACTTGCATGTGAATACGATAGGCCGCGAGGCTGACGAATCACACCGCATGGGGGTTACCATGAAAATAAAGACGAAAATAGAGAAGGTGGTTTCCGAGGACAAAACAAGGCTGGCAATTTGTGAGCCTTTTTTTGACGGGAAAAACCTTTACGCAACGAATGGGCATGTTTTGGCGGTCATTCCAGGCGACGAATTGGAAATTGATCCTGAAATGCCGGATTCTCCCGGTTATGTGCCAGTAGCGGCTATCAAAGAAGCCCGGAAGCAAAAAAACTTCTTTGAAAACCAAGTTCATTGCAACGGCTCGGCAAAGGTAATGGGCACCGGGGCCGAATATCCAAGAAACCCTAATGATTCCAATTTTCCGCAAGCGGCAATGGCCGAGGGTTTCGCGCTGGAAGCCTGTCGGAAAAAACACATTACCATTTCCATCAACCCTGAATTGCTGTTTGATCTTGCCCAGGCCTTGGGAATGAAGGATAAAATAAAGCTGGATATTCCTATTGATGATGACGGAAATCAAGTGAATAGTGGTTTTGAAGTAAGGTCCACGAATTCAAGCACCAAAGCTCATGGGGTATTGATGCCACTTCATGGATAAAAAAAGGGCGCAAGCCCTTAATGCGGCCAAGGCCGGTTCCAAGCCCGGATAAACGCAGAGGATATAACACCGCCGAGGGGATACTCGGAGAAAGCAGGTAGTTATGACCCACCAGCAAGCAATGGAAACCATCTTGAACGCCGAGCCAAAGGATGACTGGGCAGCGTTCATGTCGGAGGAAATGGCCCACGAATACGCCTTGGAATGCGCCATGGAACAAGTACTGTCGGGGCGGATATGAAAATACCAGGAACCGAGCGGATCAGCGAGATTTTGCACGAGGATTTATCCCAGCTCAACGATGATGCCTCATTTTTGGGCGTAGAACGGTTTCCTAATGAATCCGAGGAATGTTTCCGAACAAGGGTAGCCTACGCAATGCAAGTACAGTTGGGCGTACCCATCACCGGGAAGATGTTGCTCCGAATGGCCTACTGGAATATGGTAGCGAATGGAGCGGCAGCCCAGCAGATCAATTAACCAGCCTGACGAGTCCTAATGGACGAAACCGGCGAAAGCCGGTAGCTGGATAAAAAAAGGAGGCGTAATTTGAAAAAGAAACGTTATGTTCTCGTTCGAACCTATTCGGCTGGCGTTCATGCCGGATATTTCCACAGTCGGAATGGACAAGAGGTGACATTAACCAATACCAGGCGGATTTGGTATTGGGATGGTGCGGCCTCGTTGTCCCAAATTGCGGTATCGGGAGTTTCGAAACCTCAAAACTGTAAATTTTCAGTGGTTGTGAGCAAAAACGAACTGCTCCAAGCCATTGAGGTCATGGATTGCACCGAAGAAGCGCGGAAAAACATCGAAAGCGTGTCGTCATGGAAAGCATAACTTCCGGTTCCGGTTACGGTGACGGTTCCGGTTACGGTTCCGGTTACGGTGACGGTTACGGTTCCGGTTCCGGTTCCGGTTACGGTTCCGGTTCCGGTTCCGGTTACGGTTCCGGTTCCGGTTCCGGTGACGGTTACGGTGACGGTGACGGTGACGGTGACGGTTCCGGTGACGGTGACGGTTACGGTTCCGGTGACGGTTACGGTTACGGTTAAAATTCGCTTTATATCGAGGACACGCCTTCGGGCCTGTAAGTCACAATCGCGGTCCAAAGTCCGCTAAATTTAAGGAGGCAAAATGCTATACGAATATTCAGAAATCAAAACGTGGCCTTACAATGAAAAGGAAGGATGTTTCGAGAAAGGTAAAATCAAAATCTGGATCACGAAATGGTGTATTGAAAACAAGACCATAAGCGACCGGGCCAGTATGGGCGAAGGGGCCAGTATGGGCGACCGGGCCAGGATGGGCGCATGGGCCAGTATGGGCGAAGGGGCCAGTATGGGCGAAGGGGCCAGGATGGGCGAAGGGGCCAGGATGGGCGCATGGGCCAGTATGGGCAAAGGGGCCAGTATGGGCGAAGGGGCCAGTATGGGCAAAGGGGCCAGTATGGGCGAAGGGGCCAGGATGGGCGAAGGGGCCAGTATGGGCGACCGGGCCAGTATGGGCGAAGGGGCCAGGATGGGCGCATGGGCCAGTATGGGCGAAGGGGCCAGTATGGGCGAAGGGGCCAGGATGGGCGCATGGGCCAGTATGGGCAAAGGGGCCAGTATGGGCGAAGGGGCCAGTATGGGCGAAGGGGCCAGTATGGGCGACCGGGCCAGGATGGGCGAAGGGGCAAAAATTCAACATTGCTTATCTTTTGGCCCCATTGGTTCTCGTTTGGATTACCTTCACTATTTGCCAGAGATAGGTATTTTTTGTACGGGTTGTTTTTATGATTCTGAAAAGGTGTTGGTGGCCGCGATCAAAGAGAAACACGAGGGAACCGATTATTTGAAACCTTATTTAGCGGCGGTTAAAGCCTTGAAATTGATCGCCACAGCCAAAGGAGTAAAAAGAGTGAAGCAAGCGGAAGGCGTAAAAGTTGGTTAAGCCGGGAAATAAATCAGGGGGTGGGGAGATGAGAATTCAAGGACGCGAAGCGGTGTTTGTGCCGACAGCAAGCGGAATAGGGATAGCCGTTTGTGGCGAAAGCGGATACCACCCGTTAGATTTGGGAGGGCCTATTCCTTACGACAAGGCCGTAGACCTGGCAGACCGCAAAAACAAAGAGGCTCATATCGACCCGGAATTAGTCGAAGCAATTCATGTGGGCTCGATGTTTGGGTGGCATGTACCGGGAGCAATGTACAAAGGCGAATTTCAACGCAATGGACAATACAAAAACCCCAATGCAGTCACCGCTTAACCCGCCGTCAAATCGAGTGAAAGGATTCAAATGAAAACGAAGTCTGTGAAATCCGAGCCGAGGAAATCCAAGTCCGTATTAGTTCTCAAGTCCGTAAACGCTGACATGACCTCAAAAAATGGATTCAAGTACCCTGAAAATGGAACGGTGGCCTGTACCGATTGGGAACCTACCCCCGAATGTGGAAATGGATTGCACGGGCTTCTTTGGGGAGAGGGCAATTACAGCTTGTTGAATTGGACCGCTGATGCAAAATGGCTAGTAATCAAAGTGACCGAGTTCGTGAAGATCGACAACGATAAGGTGAAATTTCCTAGCGGGGTAGTGGTGTTTTGCGGTGACCGTTTAGGAGCCTGTGATTACATTCGAGCCCATGGAAACAAGGGCTTAAAATTCAGTTTAACGGCAACCGCTGGGAATTATGGCACGGCAACCGCTGGGGACGCTGGCACGGCAACCGCTGGGTATAAGGGCACGGCAACCGCTGGGGACGCTGGCACGGCAACCGCTGGGTATAAGGGCACTGCGACCGCTGGGGACGCTGGCACTGCGACCGCTGGGAAGTATGGCACTGCGACCGCTGGGGACGCTGGCACTGCGACCGCTGGGTATAAGGGCACTGCGCTTAGTGGTGATTACGGCGCAATTTCCTTAGAAGGCTATGCTAATGGCAATTACTTCAAAGTCGTGTCCGCTGTTGGTGGCAAAAGCACTTTGAAGGCTAAAACCAAGTACAAATTGAATGATAATAACGAATTTGTTGAGGCTTAACGTCAAACTCATTTGATAAGGAGATTGGGCAATGAAGAAAGCTTCTAATGCCAGGGACGCGGTTACTTCGACAGAGGATAAACTTTACTTTGAAAAAATAAGGCTAGAATTACTTTCTATTAAAGACGAAATGGCGTTTTGAGTAACCCTCGATGAGGGGTTTGAAAGAGTGGGCGGCGTGAAGTGTCGGCCAGACGCCAATGCCGAAAGCTGGGTAAGCCCGGCCCCACTCTTTGAAACTTTGCAGCGGAAAGGGGAGTTATGGAAGAACTTTACTGTACCAAATGTGGGGAATCTCTTAGACGGGCAATGATCTTAGCCTTGATGATAGACATGGGCGCAAGTTCTAATAGATCGCCTGAGATTTGCCACGAAGACGGAGAATCACACGATTGGCAGCCGTTGAAAAAAGAAGAAGTTAAGGCTTAATGTAAATGACCATTTACGTTAGGGAGGACAAATGACACCCATTGGGCCGATTGACGGGGATAAATTAGTTGAATTTTTGAAAGATACCGCTCGTAGAACTGTGGCTGCGCATGCCGGAGCCTATAGCTATATTATCGGTGAAATTGAAAATCAACAGTTTCCTTGGCCTTATCCCTCACAGGACAAGTGCGCCTACATTGACCAAAGCTCCGTCATTCAAGAGGAATGCGGATTACCGAAAAACAACTATCGTCACGGAATGGGAATTGGAATGCACCCGTTTGTGCCATCCAAGGAACCCCGCAAATGGAAGCCGGATGAGAAGTTTAAAGCTGACTATGCCGACTTTGGGCGAGGCCAAGTACCGGCAGTATTTTTCCCTGATGGCTGCGAAAACTTTTTAGTAACTAGTGAAGATCAAGCAAAGTTGGTGGCGCGCCTCCTAAACGAATGGTTGGCTAAATCCGCCCTCAACGCCTCGGAGGAAAGGGACTTCACGCCCCAAGAGGCCTACGAGGAAGCTAGAAAACGTTACGGCGAAAGCGGGTGGGTTTTGGTTACTGATGAAGAACCCGGAAAACTCATTTATAAAGTTGGGAATCACACTACGGAATTAACTGGCAGGAGTTGGGTATCATTCCGTGCCGCCTTTGCCTCTGCTGACGCTGCCAAGGAGGAAAAGAAGTGAGCACATACAATCCTCCTCAAGGTGCTTGTCGTAAATGTGGTAACCCTGACGGCTATGATACTTTTTGGCGGGACGCCGATGACCCGCATTATGCTTGCGGCAGATGTGGAGAAAGAGAAAAACCCATGACAACCGAGAACATGCCGAGCGAAGGGCCGTATAAAATGGGTGATCTTCTTTCAGGAAAAGTGTGGCTCATAAGACTAGCCACGGAAGAAGGGGTTGCGGGAGCTAATATTGCCTTCGCCCAAGGCCGCTCCGCAAGTGACGCTGAACACGCACGAAAGATTAAAGAGTTTTTAGCCATATTAAAGCGAGTGAGTGCCGCCGAGGAATCTTTTTTGAATTGGTGGAAAGAGCATGACGATTGTCCTATTTGCGAAGGCAATTATGAACCCGGCGAAGGCCACATACACAACCCAGGATGTTCTGCTGAAATGTTCTACAACATAGCTGGCGATATTCGAGAACTTTTGTCCAAGTATTCAGCCAAGGGAGAGGGAACGTGAGCGAGCGCCAAGAAGGTGAAGGTTACAGTGTTTTTGAATGGTTTGCCGCCATTTACTGTATTGCGCTTGCGGTGTGTTTGGAATTTGCACTATTTTTTGGTTAAGGATGGAGCATGAGTGTGGAAATTAAGAAGCCTAATAGTAAATAACCTTGATAAGGAGGGCCGCAATGGACTCATATTACTTCCAGCGTCTTAAAACCTCTTGGCGTAGGGTTCATAACTTAGCCATGAGGCGTGGGGCTAGGTGTGAGCGCCACTTTAATGGATGCGCGGCCTGTGTCTACGGATCGGATTGTAGGACGGCCAGTAGGTTGATTCGGCTGGCTAGGAATGCCAGAGGTACAGCGGCAAGGATTTTGGGAGTTATAAAAAGAAATCGAAGGAAGGTGGCTGCATGAAACGTCCACGCCAAAAGACTATTTTTGTTGATGAGGTTGTAGCGGCTACTTTGAAGCAGATCGCCGCCAGTAAGGGGTGGACGATAAACAATGCCATTCGGTCCATGCTGAAAATGGAGATCAAGCCTATTGGGAGGGGAAGGCCGGTGAAAGTTAAAAAAGAGCTACCACCGGAGGCGTTCTCTAAAACCGAACTTCTTCATTCAGTGGTGGGTATTCCTGCACCCGAACCGCCACCCGCCACGCCCGAATCTTTGCCACCTATTGAAGAATTAGACCAACCTGGCTATATTCCTCAACGCCCCTACGTTCCACCGCCTGGGATTTAATTCCCTTCCAAGGGCGTCCAGAGCTTCACTACTTCGCCTGTGATCGAGTTCCGTGAATCCCTCTTTGTCCATCCCATGTACCGTAGGATTTTGGCTATCCTGATTTGCTCTTTCTTGCCCTGGCGCTCCATGGGGAAGGCCAGTTCCTTGAGGATTTCCCTAATCGTGATCCCTGAGACAGTAAAATTTCGTATGTAATCCCTTATCGGTTCCTCCCAAGGATCAACTTCTCGCCTCATATCCTGCTCTACCTTTGTTATTTCGTCAGGCATCATCCACCAGTTCTCCGGGGCCTCGCTGATATGGGCGGTAGGTTCTCCACGCTTTGCCTTCTGATTTTGAACATTTTTCCAGCCAACGTAATCCATGTATCGCTTGTAGGCCTCTGCGAATAGCTGATCCCTGTTCTTTAGGAGCCAGTCCAGCCTTATTTGGGACACTGTGACGGGCCAGAACCTTCTTGCCCCGGACAAATCCTGTAGGTATTCCTTCTCATTGGTGGTTCCTACAAAGATACACTGGCGTGGGAAGTCGGCACTAAACCGGGCGTAGGGGATTTTAAACCGATCTACGGGCGTGGTCAGCATTTCCTTGACCTGGGTAATCTCCATCTTCCTAAATGAATCCATTTCGGCTATCTCGATGATCCACTTGCCCTGGATATTGGAGTAAAAATTCGGGTTAGCCAGGTTAGCGCGACAGGATGAGTACCATTTGCCACCTAAGAGGCGAAGGGCAGAGCTTTTATAAATACCCTGCGCCCCCTCTAGAATCATCATGTGGTCAGCTTGGCACCCAGGATCAAACAGCCTGGCCACCAACGATAGGAAAAAATTCTTCGACACCGCATAGGTATAGGCATTGGTCGGCGCTCCAAAGGCTTCTGAGAGGCACTCATCTATCCGGGCTTTGCCGTCCCATTCGAGCGATTTCACCCAATCCTTTGGCTCATTCTTGATCCGCTGGTGGGCATAAGTCTCTGCTGCACGTTGGATTTGGAGGTAATTGATCTTGGAAAGCCCCCACTCCCTTTGAAGGTGCGTTGTAAGCCTCAGAAGGTGAATATCCGTCCATTCCTCGATAGTGCTGTTCATCCCTATTTCGCGCCAGTGGGTGAAATACTTCTTGTGGAAGTCATCCCACCAGACAAATTCCTCAAAGAACTCATCCCTCTCGAATATCCTCAGTACGTTGTCCTCGTTGTAGATCGGTATGCCCTTCGAGGATTGGGAAATGCCCACGTCAAGCCACTTCCCAGCCATGGACCGGGAGACGGGTTCCTGATTGGTCACGTCCTCGACTTGGTGGGGTTGTTTCTTTCGGGTGGGGGCCAGTACTTCGACCTTGGGGATGGGTAATTCAACCAATTTAACCCTCTGTTTGCCCCACTGGATGACCTGTTTTTCATCCCATCCAGCGGCTAGGGCATCGGCGGCATCCCATCCATCTTTCTTCGAATCAGGCTCCAAAAAGGGGTCAAGAACCTTGATTTCGGGGCAATACAAGGCCGCTAAACGCTCTCCCACAGTAGCCATAGCCGTCCTGCCAGGATCGTCAGCATCAGGCCACAAAAGCACTTTTCGGCCAATTAAAGGGGTAAAATCGACATTCTTGACCCCATTTGCGCCCCCCGGCCAGGTCATAACCACATAAAGACGGCCCATGAGAGTCCGGGCGGCATCAGCGGCCTTTTCCCCCTCAACCAATAAAACAGGCGCATTTGGCGATTTGGAGAGCAATTCTAGGCCGTAGAGGGGCCTGGGGGCCGGATAGCCCTTCATGGCCCATTTATCCTCATCCCAAGTATGCCAGTAAAACACCTTCCCATCTGCCCTTTGGTGCCGGGAATAGTAGAAAAGTGGGTCGCCTTGCGGATCACGGTAACACCAATAGGCCACGGCGTCTTTGAAATCGGGTAGGGGAGCGGTAACGGGGGGTTTGGGATAAGAGATTGGCTGCGGGGATTTGGGAGCGAGTTCGGTGTCAGCCATTGAAATCCTTTGGCGGCACATACGGCCCGGAGGTTGGTGGCACTCCCGATCCCCAAAACACCGGCTTCTCAATTACCTCTTGTGGGATTTCATGACTATCGGGAAAATTCAAGTGCATCAACTGGAATTTGAGTTTTCGGATTTCGTTACGGATGGAGATTAAAAACAGCACGTTTACAATCAGGCTCAAAATCAAGAGGGCGTAAATCATGGGAAGAATCTTTTACCTCTTTCGGGAAAAATATTCTACGGAATAATTCTATTCGCTTGTATGGTGTCGGTTATTTTTCTACTACTGGTTGGGTACTTTGAATCCGTCTATGGAGAAAATCGCTTCTTTCTCGCTGTGAACAACGGCAGCTATCCCGCCGTCAGATTTAACCGCAGCGATAAACGCCTCTTGTTCCTCGGTGGCCTTGGTCTTGTCTTTTACTTCTAGCCCGGTAAATACCGCCAAGGTCTTTCCTACCATCTCCTGAGTGATTTTAACAGGAGTCCAACCGATGAGGTCGGATGAGCCAGGGCAGAGTCCAGCGTGTAATGGCCGTGCGTGTTTAACCAGCACGTCTCCCGGCGACATCAACACTCCCCGCGCTGACTTCTCCGCTTTGAGGGCTATTCCCGCCCAGCCCATGGCCACGTTGTTTCGAAAGATTCTTGTACCTGACTTGTTGACCGCTACCTGAATCTGCCTCATTATCTCCGCTTCTGACATGCTTCTTCCTCCCGAAAAGATTTATTTTCCTTGAGAACAAATCGAAATTCCTTGGCGTGGCGACTGGTGATAAGTGAGATGATTCTTTTTTCAAAGCTTTACTATCCTTCCGAATTCTATTACCCAAACCCAAGGGTTTAAATCCCAAATCGGTTTCGGTTTGTCTGGAAAATTCCAGTTTTCACCGCCGTTTACCCAGTTAATTAGGTTGGCAAAGGCATATTTGGGAGACGCAAAAACATCTTTGGCGTCAAATCGTTTCATGCCTTCCCACAGATATCCATATTCGTTTTTAATAATCCCTTCCGCCAGCGCATCCTCTTCTGAAATATCCTGTAGCCTCTCCACTCTCACCCTCACCACTTCCAAATCAATCCGGCTGGCCCAGCGGGGCATGTGAATGGAAGGGCGTGGGAACCAAATCGGGGAAGTTGGATGCCAACCATTTGGAATTTGGTTTATGGCTCCATGGTTTGAAATCAAAGTACCGTCCTCAAAGGCGGCGTTTTCAAAATCCAATCCCTTTTCGTGCCACCACTTTTCCCTCACCCAAAGCCGATCACCATGTTGGCCGTAAGGACATTTCGGTTTTGCATGGCCGGTTATTTCTGTCATAAATTGATTTTGCTCAACCGAATCAGAAATAAAAATAGGGACACCACCGAATGTTTGAGGTTGCGGTTTTATAACCCTTCTCGTCTGCGTCTTTCTCCCCTCCAAAATCGCCCGAACCATCATGCCACTAAACAGGATTGGTCTTTCTTTTATGAGTGTTTTCATATCCTCCCCGCTTGAAGTTTCTTGGCCTGACGTGCATCGAACACATGTTTCGCCCACCCATGCGGTCTTTTCATCCCTCGCTTTTTCCCAACTTCTACCAATTCCTCAAACGTGTACGCCCTGCCTTGCTCCCTGCGCTTCTCTTTCCTCAACCTTTCAATGTCTACTTCTGAGAGTTCACCTTCTTTTTCCGCAACTTCCCGCGCCTTGATCTTGAAGATCGCTCCACAAAAACGACACGCCGAAACACCCGCATATTGGGCAGCGAAACACTTAGGACATATTCGTATGGATAATCCTTTGGCTTCTTTCTTTTTCGCATCGGAATGTCCCTCCAAACTCCATTCTCTGTCCTCATCGGGTAGGCCATGGCGCTCACAATTCCCGGCGTGGTCGAGGATCACGACTTCTTTTTTACCTTCTGATGGCCTTAATCCACGACCCACTTGCTGTAAGTACAACGCCAGGGACAGGGTAGGCCTTAATTGAATCACGCACTCAATTCCCGGAAGATCGTAGCCCTCTCCGAACAATTCTACGTTGGACAGAACCAATATTTCCCCCCGCGAGAACCGTTCTGTAGCCCGATCCCTTTCCTCGGTAGGCGTTTCCCCGTCCACATGGGCCGCTGGCACCCCGGCAGCGTTAAAATCAGCCACCACATGCTTGGAATGCTCCCTAGAGGCGGCGAATACCAATGCCCTCTTGCCAGGGGCCAGTTTCTTATACTCTTTAATGGCATCCCCTGTTATTGAAGGCTTGTCCATGGCGCTAGATAATTGGGGCTTCGAATACTCTCCCATGACCTTTTTAACGCCTGTCAGGTCAACCGTGGAAGGGGCATACAGTTTGTACGGTGCCAAAAACCCATTCTGAATTAGCCATTGAACGGACGGTCCCTTCACCATAACCTCAAAAAAATCACCAAGCCCTCTCCCATCAAGCCTTTCACTGGTAGCGGTCAGGCCCAATTTAAAAGAATTCGGAAACGCTGCGAAAACTGTTTTCCAGGATTGAGCCGGACAATGATGGGCCTCGTCAAACACGGCCAGGTTTGGTTGTTTGAGATACTTAACCCTATTTCGAAGGGTGCCGATGGAGCAGATTTTTACTTTATGGTTTCGAGTTTCAAAAAAACCATTGGCCAAGACATCAAATTTGATACCCACCATATCGAAGGCGCGAATAACTTGGCCCACCAATTCTCTGCGGTGTGTCACCCAATAAGCCGACATTCCTTTGTCCTGACAGGTCTTTATCATCTTGGCCGTTAA